CGGCGCGCCCATCGGGACGCCGTATTCTACCAATACCTTTGAGATCTCTTCCTTAATAATCTGTTTAAGTTGTTTCTTTGTGATTTTCATTATTTATTCCTTTGTTGCCGGCGCTACCGGCGCGAGTATTGATCCCTTACAGCAATTCCTTACTGGTTGAAGCATCCATTTTTGTGTCCAAAAGTTATTCATTATTTACCTCTATTTTTAGACCTTCATCTCCGAAGAGCATATTCAGTATATATGATGTTCCAGAAGATATACATCCGAAAATAAGAATATTTACAGCAGATACATCAAAACTAAATAGTTCTGTAAACGGAGAAAGTAACAATAAAAACGCACCTACCCAAAATCCCATACACATTGGACATTTAAACAGTTCTCCAAGTTTGCCTTCTGTCGGACGAATACTATCAAATATAGTGCCATAGACTAATATTTGTGTAAGTCCTGCTGCAGCTAATATAAAATATAATAGTTCCATTGTTCCTCTTAAATCGTATACAGATAATTCAACGCATAAGGATCTCTAACATATCCTTTTCGAATTGAACCTTGTTCAACTTTCTGTGGAACTTCTCCAAGTTCTGTGGATTCTTCTTTATCGGGATGCAAAAGTTGTTCATCATCCATTGAGATGATCGCCTCGGTCGCTTCAAAATATGGGCGCTCTTCGTCGATAAAGTTGGAAATATTTATAAGAGCCATCTTAGGCGTACTTAGTTTTTCTGTGGCGCCCTGCTCCATCTCTGCTTCAATAGAGCCACATATTGAACCCGCTTGCACAGATTCAGGAATAACAATTCCCTTTTTGTGAAGAAAGTCAAATAATCGATTTTGTGCGCCATATACCAAATCAGACATCGTATCTTTCGGAAAAGTGATGATCTTGTTTTTGGCAGTAGATAGAACAATATCAATATCGCCGTGATCAAAAATCATCAAATCTCCAGACATGCTCTTGCGAACATTCAGTTCTAGTGTAACTGTTGCCGAAGTAGGCTTGCCGACTCTAATCGTTATTGACATCGTTATACATTTCCTTCACAAGTTTCTGCGTCTTCATGACAGTTAAAAGCACATCATCGGTTATATCTTCCTTTGCGAAAGAATTTAAACGCTCAATAACCTTTTGTGTTTTATTGAGCATCTCGTTGTCTTCTTTAATCTCAGCAATATTCTTTCCTTTCTCAAGTTGCTGTTTCAGTCTGCTTATTTCTTCATTCATGAATGTTTTGAGTTCTAAGCCATTATCAACAAAGGAAGAGACATAATAATTTAATAGTTCTTTCTGTTCTTTCAAAAGATCATTATCATATCTCTCGTTAAACTTAGCAGCAAACGTTGCACAGACCAGACCATCAATCGGTTCATCAGAAGTTGTCGCGGTAGCCTCTGCTAACATGCGTTGGATAATCTCGTTTTCTAAAATGATTCTATTTTTCGGAGATGTCTTTTCTGAGAAAATCTGCGTAATAGTTGCCAACGATTTATAGCTAGGTACGAAGTTCTTAAATACTGATGTGGATATTTCTTTATTAATATCATGAACTAATTTTGTTTGTTGTTTAAATAATCCAGTTGGATCAATGAGTCGTTGCTGGATCTTTACTTCTCTCAAAATCTTTTCTGCTGTTTCTTTGTCGAGGTTTTGACCTTCACTCAATGAACGATAGCAATCCAAATCTCTTTTCAAAATACTACCAGATTTAAAATGCCTCTTTATTACTTTAATTGCTTTGTCTCTTTTTTCTAAATCGTTTTTGAGAATAGCAACAGTAGCTTCTTTAATAAGCGCCTCATAGACAAATGCCGTATTACGCTTTTTATTGTGTCGTGTTTTCATCTTCTTGCTCCGTTATTTTGCTTTGATTTTCCAAATTCTCAAGAAGGGATCTGATAGAATTGTCAATTGAAAGCAACTTTTCTTCTTCAGAACACTCCTTCAGGTTATAAGTAGATAGTTCTGCTTCGTAAATCCCACTTGTGATACCATCCATCTTAACCAATGACCGAATACCACTAGCAGCGCCAGCACTAGTAGCGCCGGGGAAAACCGTACGAGGGGTGTTCTTCGCTTTCTCTGCAGCATATTTGCTAGCATTAGAGCGCTTTCGGGCACCAGCATTGCGGCGATCGACATCAACGGGCGTATATTTTTTGGCACTGTGGCTATTGGGTCCTTTATTGAAATGCGGCTGTTTGCGGGCAACGGGCGAAAGTCGTCGATCAGAACGAGAACCAGGAGGCACTGCGAGAAGAGACGAATCATCACCAGCTAGCGCTTGTTCAGCTTCACCGCCGGCATCTGCTGCTGCCATCTCTTCGGGGCCGGCATCGAAAACATCTTCAGGAGGAAGGCCGAGGTCGGCATCGCCAAGGTCGCCGCCAAGACCTAGATCGCCGCCGGCTACACCTTGAGCAGCGGCCTCGGCGACTGCTTGAAGGTTGGCATCGTGTTTGCGATCAAAATACATTTCTCTCTGATTTCGAACAAACTCTTCATGAGTCATATTGAATAGACGCTCAGCAACCCAACGTCGAGAGAAGTATCCTTCAGTTGCGCTAGCGGCTGTGTCGAACTTGGTCTTCCAGTGTTCAAGCTCTTGAAGTTCTGCTATTTTGGATGGATTATTCAACGAGAGCGAGAAAGATAGCAAGTCGTCTCCTCTGAAGCCAAGAGTGTAAAGGTGAATAATGCCAATCTTGGTGAGTTCAGAAATAACAACTCGCTGCAGCCGTTGAATAGTACGCGCAAATCGAATGTCCTTTTGAGCGAGAGTTGCCTTATCTTCGTCTCCACCTTCGCCCAATGTGAGATATGATTGTGGGATCTTGAGAGCAGAAAACAACTTATCGCGCAGATATTTGATATCATCGATTTGAGTGATATTCTGTGCGCCTGCTAAGCTTTGAATCTCCGTCGCAGAACCAGCGCGGACGGGGATGTAATAGTCTTCTTCGATACTCATCGGGTTATAACGCAAATCAACGCGACCAGTAGATGGATCAACAACAGAGTGTCGTTTAAGTTGTGATACAACTTTCTCCATATACTGCTCCACATCCTGCGGAGGAATAGCGCCAACGTCAATCTTAAACACACGACGTTCGGAAGAACGAATAACACGATAAGCCATCATGGCATCTTCCATAAGTACCAACTGGCGATGGATACGACGAGCAGGCTCAAGGACAGACGTTCCATATGGTGCGTGTTTATCATTACCAAGAATACGAAAATGAGATATCTGCCAATTCTCAAACGTCATCCCAGCAGAGTTCCATTGATATTGAACATAGTTAGGATTGGTGCTATCCATACCTTCAAGTCGTTCTAATTCTTGTGGCGGAATAGCAATAGCAGACTTGATGCCATAATTGTCATCAATATCCAGATACAAAAAGAAGTCGCCATACTTGCACATTGTGCGGCACCAACCAAATAAGTTATACTCAAGGTTCAAAATGTTGCTATAAAGAACATCAAGAACTGCTCGTAGTTCTTCATTGGGACACGCAATGCTCAGCATTGGACGAAGCTCTGAATAGGTTGTCATTTCGTCAGCATAAATATCAATACTTGAAGCAATCTCGGGCATATACTCCATTGAGTCAAAATCAATATATCGCTCAGATCGTCGCTGATTAGCTATGGCATTCGAAGCAATCACATCCAAAGGATTGTGTAACGTCTTCTTAAACTGCTGGCCAGATGCAGTTTTAAAACGTGAAGAGAACTTATCTAAATGTTGTCTTCGGATTCTGCGTCCAGACTGCGAACGATAATTAATAATCGGACCAGAAAAAAGCCGAGTTAAGGCTTTAAACAAATCTGATTGGGGGTTATGTGGGTTTCTTCCTCTAATTGCCATTTATTTTCTCACTTTATAATCCATTTAAATTGGTTGTATGTGTCTTGAGCTTCTGCCATTTTATCAAAAATTTCATCTTTTTTGTAGCCTTCTTGTCCTTTAATTCTTGTATTAAAAGTTGTCTTGGTTGTAATAATGGCATTAACGAATGCTTTCTGATAATTTAAATCCCTAGTACTTGTCTGAAGAGCGGTATCTCTCACCCAACAAGCAATTGCTAGTGCCAAAATCAAGTCATCATTATATCCCTTCATTGCTTGAGGTTTCCCATTCCGCCAAACGAAAGTTCTCAGTTCATTCACGGTACGGGAAGAATATATCTTAATTAGTTTGTTTCGGATAAACTCCTCTAATTTCGCAATGATAAGCGGACGAGTCTTCATTGATGTGGTAAAACCTGGCACAGCAGATGATAAATATTCACCCTGATGCTGGTCGATATACGCATGTGTTGATTTAACCGAATAATATAAATTTGGATACTCCATTTCAATGAGTTTATCTAAAACTGAATATCCTATATTATTATTTTCCACAACCGTCATGGCATTTCCAAACTCTCTACCAATCTGATTGAGCATATTAGCATACATATCTATTGTTGGTTTGCCTTGATACTCCCCAACGCACTCTAAGGTCTCCAACTTAATCATCTGGAAAGTTGAAAAATCTGCGCCATCACCACGAGCAACATCAGCAACCATCAAATAATTGCAAGATGGATCATACTCTTCCCATATCCAAAAATTACGATCAAATCCTGTGCGATATTTGGGTTCTTTACATTGAGACAATAACCATTCCATATCATCAGAGTCGACAACGGTTTCACCTGATGTATTGAAATTACACATCAACTCCTGTGCAACCTGGCGTTTCGACATGTTTTTGGTTTCTTTCTTGTACCACTCTTGATCTCTTTCAGGGTGTGCATTCCACATTAAGGTGGTTAAATTAAAGTTGTTTGCTCCCGCTTCGGCATCTACGCACGTCTTATGAAACCAGTTACCAACGCCATTTGGGGTGCTAATTGCAATACAACGCCCACCGGTTGAAAGCGTCGGATACAAACCTGTCCATAACTCTTCAAGGTTTTCAATATGTGCAGCCTCGTCTAGTACAAGAAGAGACAGCGCTTCTGAGCGACCTGCATCGCCAGAAGTAGAAGCTGCCTTAATGGATGAACCATTTGAAAGCTCAAAGGAGGTCCTGTTGTCGACATCAATAGTTGCGATTCGCAACCACTCCGGAAGACTCTTCATGATCTTCTTAACTTTATTAACTAAGTTACCCGCTGTTGCAAACTTAGTTGCCATAACTAACACAGCTTTATCACGATGAAAAAGCATCATCCATACAACATAGCCTGCTGTAATTGTTGAGATTCCTAACTGTCGTGCTTTCAATACGACATTAAAACGATAATCACTAAAGTCACCAAGAAGTTCATCTTGAAAGTCGTAAGTATTAAAAAGAATAAGCCCATGCAGCGGATGAGATATGCGCGCATAGGTCTTCAAAAAATACGCAGGATCCTTACCACACTTTAATATCTCTTTTATTCTCTGTTTTTTTGTTAGTTTGTAACTCATTAATCATTTTAATATTCTGATGTCGCAGTAGAGGGTGAATTTTTAACAATCCAATATTCTTTCATGTCTCTCCAAGTGGTACCACCTTCGGGCATCTGATGATGTTCTACCATAACAGCGGGAAACTCGACTTTGCCATCTTGTACGCCGGGACTACCCAAGCCGGCTTGAGTGGGAGCGCCGGCAAGAACGCCCTTACCTGGCCGGAGGGTTGCGTTCTTAAGCTTAACTTCTGAGCCGCGTCCGGTGAAAAC